CGCCACCATAAGGTTCTTCTGTAGTAGTTGTAGTGGTAGTGGTAGTGGTAGTGGTGGTGGTTGTAGTAGTGGTGGTTGTAGTAGTGGTTGTAGTGGTTGTAGTGGTTGTAGTGGTTGTAGTGGTTGTAGTGGTTGTAGTGGTTGTAGTGGTTGTAGTGGTTGTAGTGGTTGTAGTGGTTGTAGTAGTGGTGGTGGTGGTGGTGGTTGATTCTGGGGTGGTGGTTACACAATCATTAGATACCCACGCAGGTCTACTTTGATTCCACGACCAACAACGAGTGATTACAGTATTTCCTGCCGCACCCCCAGTGTGGGTGAAGGAGTGGGTGATTGTTTCTCCGTCTTCGGGATTTTGTGGAAATACTAGAATAGCCATGATTTATGTGTAGTTGGAAACCCAAGCGTTTCGGTGTTCGTTCCAAGACCAAGTTCTGTTAATCACGCTACTGTTTGCTGACCCACCCGTATGTTGAAACGAATATGTAAACGTCTCTCCATCTTCGGGTTGAGCTGAGAATGTTAGTCCTTCATTTGACATTGTTCAGTCCTTAGCTAAATAGATTTGGTCTAGACGCAGTGACACCGACATCAAAATATCCAGCTTGTCCGGTAAATTCCCCAGTAGCAATATCGGGGAGAGTGGTTCCGTCGGCGGTGAAACTGAATATGTTGTCATACATCAGAGAAAGAGTGTTGTCTCTCCATGTATTGAAAGCGATTGCTTCTTCTCTCCAAGCAGTGATTCCCGAGTTGTAATATGAGACGGCGTTGTCTATAGAATCGTAACCGTAGGAGACGGCGGTAGAGTCGAGGAGGTTTTTTACACCACCATAAAATTCTTGTGTGTAAAATGAAGGCGGGAGATTGTCAAACGGACTAACTCCAGTTGCTCCATAAGCAATATATTCACCGGAAGAATCTTCTAGAACATACCATCGATCACTTGATCCGTCTCTCAAAAAAGTAGAACCAGAGCTAGTTGCCCCAAACACCCGATAAATCTCGTAATCGGTTGTAATAGTAGTTTTTATAGATCCTGTTGTTAAACCGACTTCTATTGCTGCCACGTTTTCAATCCTTTATAGTGTATTATCCTGGATATACAAATACTTGGTAAATTGTTCCGTCACTACTTGATACCTTTGTAGTTTTTAGAGTAATTGTTTTCGAATTGTTGTCAGCTGAAACATAAGGTGGGGTATTTCCCGACACATAGTTCAGTGCAAATGTTGCCCCCCAGCCCCAAAGTGCGGTATACTTTGTGGTATTTCCACTCCAATAAGTGGGTGATTCGCCCAATGGTATTCTCAAAATTGTAAAATTATAGGGGCCCACAAATCCCAAATCTTTAAACCCATCTACCACGAAACTAGTTTGTCCTCCATTGGGAAGATCTGCATCTGCGTTTCCTCCAAATCTCAACACCATCCAAGGTCTTTCCCCTGCATTTGGAGCTCTGAAAATACTACTAGATTTTGTAACATACTCATTACTTTCAAAATCATCTGTTCTGGTGTATGCCGAAGTGGATCCACTCGGCCAAACTCTTCTTATTTTCGGTGCATTTACCCATCCACCATCGCGAGTGTCTTGGACAGAAAGTAACGGATGTTCGTATCCATTGACGGACGTTATTCCAAATGCTGCTGCAGAAGCTATAGCTCCAAACCCAACTCCATTTTGAAAAGCTGTCAGTCCACTGTAAGACCCCGTAGAAAATATTCTTTTAGTGGTAATTCCACCAGTAACCATCAATTTATTATAAGTGTCGTCAACTGGAGTTGATAGTGGGAACCCAATCATCACGGAGTGTTCTTCTTGGGGTGTTAAAAACACGTTGTTTCCGAGCCAGTTATTCTTGCTTAAGGTGTTTCCACCTAACGCAACTCCGTCGTCTGTGAAAATTCTATAGACATTTAGATTCAAATTATTTGCAGAGAAAGTCGTTCCTATTGATAAATCATTGATGTCAAAAGTGGAATCACCCGTAAGCATCACACTCATATTTGTGAACGTCGCGGACGATCCTTGGATTACGAGAGATTCTGCTCCAAATTCTGCGTTGGTATATCTTATGTTGTTGCCCGTGAGTGTTCCAATGAAACCATTTGGTGATGTTATGCTATTGGAGAATGAAGCGTCGGTTCCCGTGAGTGTCCCCGACATTATATCACCGGACTTTTTCACATATCCCAATAAAACAGAATCTTCGTGTGACTTAGTTATAAATTCATTATCTGTGAACTCGGCATCACTTTGGCGGAATGCTCTGTCTGCTGTAAGTGTCCCAATGAAACCATTCGTTGCTGTCAAACCAGTGAATGAAGCATTGGTTCCAGTGAGTGTCCCAATGAAACCATTCGTTGCTGTCAAACCAGTGAATGAAGCATTGGTTCCAGTGAGTGTCCCAATGAAACCATTTGTTGCTGTCAAACCAGTGAATGAAGCATTGGTTCCTGTCAGGGTTCCATTCATGGTGTCCCCAGAAACATTAACATAAAGGTCTTCTGCTTCAGATCTTGTGATGAAATTGACTGTATCTGCTGTGGTGTCTTTTCCGACGTGATCGATATCTACCCACGCAAGATATGTTGACCCGTCTGCGATCGGGATGTATGTGTATTCTGTTCCGACTACGGTATCGAACCATTTTTCACCTAACTGAATGTCAGAAGCGGTTGGTGCTGTAGCGCCGTGGAAGTATCTTCCTGCAAAGTATTGTTTGGTCCACTCTCCTTCACTTTCACTAGATCCAGTCACGACACATCTGTAATAACTACTATTGGAACTGACATAGACCAACATACCTTCTTTTCTTCTTTGGTATGTCACTCTTTCGTTGATGAACTCATCAGCGGCACTAGCTCCTATCTCGTCATTCAGAACAACGAAACCACCCTTTCCGTAGATGTCTTCGTGAGTTTCGAAGTTTCCCGTGGGGAATATTTTAGCTGGTAGATTTATTCTTGCTTCTGACATGTCTATTATCTTCCAATATTAACCCACCTGAAAGGTGAAGTCTTGTGTATATGTGTTAATTATTCTCCACACCCTATATTTCTTACCATTTACAGTTATGGGACCGCCTAATGCTGTAGTTGTCATTTCGGTAGCGCCACCAGCTATCTCAAATGCTCCTGTGTCATTATAGAAAGTTGGACTCCAACCGAAAGTGTCACCATCCCCACCAGTTTGACTGGAGGAGTGAATGAAGTATATATAGTGTTCTGCTGAGGAGGAAACGGGAATAGTAAATTGTCTTTTTGTGGTTGGATTTGTGTAAAAAGTCGAGGCACCACCCAAATTAACAAAAGATCCGCTTTGTGCAGAAATGCCAGAAGAATCAAGAAGTGAAGTGGAAGAATAACCACGGAATGCCCAGCCGAAACTGTATGTTCTTGTTATGGTTGTATTGAGTGCCGATGTATTTAGCGGTGGATCGTCGTTCGTTTGTATGTCCGAGGTTATTGATGCTGTAAATTGAATTGATGTATTGCTCAAGTTGAACCACTCCGTATTATAAGGAGCAACAATATTTCCCGTGCTGTAGCTCCCCGAACCACCTGATATTGTGACGTTTTCTGTGCCAAAAGCTCCGTCGAATCTCCCTGATGGAGTGTCGTCAACCAAAGTAACGGAAGCAGAAGCAACATCAACATCACTCGATCCATCAGTTCCGATTGTGAATGTGATACCAGCATCATTATTTACCAAAGTTCCAACACCAATTTCTCTTGTCGTTTGGGATGGACTTGCTGTAAATGTGGGAGTAAAAGTGATTTCAACATAACTTATGGTATAAGTTCCATCTGTAAATGTGACTGAAATGTTGTTTCCACCCACTATAGTGGTATCGAAAGAACTCACGGGTGCTAATTTAAATAGTCCGTTGTTTGATGTATCACTGACTAAAACATAATCATCACCCGTCACTGAATCCGCACTCATGGTGGGACCAGTTGCAACAAGAGTCAACTTATATGGATTTGTTGTGTCACCAGTTCCATAAATTCCATTATCCACTCCAGTAACAAACCCAACAAAAGGTCCGGTTTCCAAAGCGAGAGAATAATAACAACTTCCGGCATCAACAAATTTCAGACCTCTTACCCCATCGGTTGTGCTAGCGCTCAAACCGCGAATTTCAAAAGAGTTTAATGCTGATATCGATTCATTGGTTCTTTCAAACCATGTGTTGAATGTGTCCGAGAGGACTAGTGGGGTTATGTTGATGCAACTCATCTATTTTCCCTGTTTGACAGTATTTCCAAGATTTTACTCATGGTTTCCTTCATTTCAGAAACCTCTTTTTTAAGATTATTTATATCCTCGGAAGTGTTTTTTAAAAATGTGTTTCTTTTTTCCAGTGGTTCATTTTTGTTTGCAAACAATACAGCGTTCGAGTTCATGTCTCGAAACAAATTTTCCTCATCCTTTATTCTTGCAATGTTTTTTGATATACTCATATCGCAACCACCCTTAGATTCTTGATACTTGGATATCTGTTCGAACCCGAAGTTGTGGTGAATACCACCTTGACCGCAAACGTGTTGAATTCTGCGAGATTTATGGGATATCTGTATTCTGTCTTGACAAAATCGTCCGACTTGACTGGATTGATATCTCTAGAAACTTCGAGCAATTCTATGTATTCTGCATCATCAAATGATATACTTGAATTTGGTCCTGTTCTCTTGAGATATACCTTTATCCCTGTATCGGGGGGTTGATTCTTGTCGAATGTGACACTAACATTTGTTGCGGTTTGAAGAGTGTTCACCGTCTTCGTTATGTAACGCGATTTGGTCGTGTTTCTATATGTCGAATCGACCAAGGTGTCTTCGGAGTCTCTCGCGTCTAGTTCGTTGTTTGCATCTGTTGAGCTTACATATGTCGTGAACACAAAGTTAGAAGCTCTAGTGTCATATGCGGGAGAAACGAAGGAATCTATATAATTTAAATTGACCGATAATGTCGTGGAGGTTGTGGCATCTTGGATTTTATCTGATGTGTTTGGCGAATATGCCACACCATCGTAAGATATCGAACAATATCTTGGGTCTATGAGACAACCTTCAACGTGACTTCTAATTTCCGATGGGTAGTTTAATGACGAAGTCGTGTATTCTATCGTTTTGCCTTCGGACGATGAGAAAGAGCATCTATTGAGTATAAAAGTCATTATTTCGTTGTTCAATTTTTCTGTATTCCCTACGTTCTTGGGTAGTATTAGGTTTCCTATAGCAGTATCGACAACACTCTCTCTTTCCACCTCTTCCCCGAGGTTCACGGAAGGAAGAAGATAAGTCTTGACTGCGTATTGTGAGGAATTTGATTCCAATTCCAATGCGTAGTCTCCCCCTTGAAGGTATACTGGATAATCGAACTCGAAAGTCACCAAACTATATTCTTCATTTGAACTTAGTGTTCCTGTGTTGTCTATATCATAAACAACACTCTCTGCGATTATCTTCGAAGGACTTGGATATCCGTTCACCACTGGTTTCAACATCAACTTGACTGGGAAATCTTTTTCAAAGTCTGAAGAAGTTGGCCATGCAGAGAAGTAGAGTGAAACGCTCTTCACAAAAACACCTTGTGGATATGTTTCGTCTCTTATGGTGAATACTTGAGAGAGATTTTCCTTCGAATATTTCGACTTCGCACTCTTTCTTTGGAACTCTCTAGTCAAAACATCGTTGGTGATGTTCTGTGAATTCGATGCTTCTCTTCTAGTGATGAGAGGACGAACCTGCCTCGAAGAATCTATGTCTTTGCAGATTCCAGAAACCAAATATATCGCATCCGCACTGCTGGTGGACGATGACAAGTCGTTCGTGTTATTGTCTAGTATTCTGACCAATTTCTTTCCAGTAGTGTGGGTGTCTCCCGTTATAGTCAACGAATAGGAGAGTTCTCCTCTAGACGACGAGGTAATCCCACCTGAAACCAATTGATCTTCAAAATAAACATAGTGTAATTTATTTGGTTTCAATCCAGTTGAACTAACTGATACTGTTTTTTGTCGGCAATACGGAACAACCGTGGTATCAACAACTCTCTCGGGCGTTGATTTGATATTAGATTGTGGTATTGTAAATGAACCAATTTTTCCAGTGCTCAGTGCTTTTTGTTTGTAATTCTTTGCTAGTGTAGTGTTCTTTCTACTGATATTTGATATTGAAGCGTTTTTACCAAACCAATTGTAGTCCCAAAAGTTCATGTTCATCGAAAATGCGAGGGAACCAATTAACCACGAATCGTTTTCGCCTTCAAAGTTGGACTTGATAATTGGAGCTTTGGTCAGAGAGAACCAAGGATCGCAGTGTGGATCGAGTTTGATTGTTCCGTTGAAATCTACAATCGCATTTGAATTCATGTAACGAGAATTGTTATACTTCTTGTTCGAGATGAATTCTTCTTCCGTGAAATTGAGTGTCACTATTCCATCATTATTGGTCAACCCCCCACCTAAACTAATAGTAGATTCATAACCTGCGTTCACTAAAGTATACGGAGGACGAAGTTCCTTTGACTCACGGTTCACTGAACAATAAAAGTCCGCGTTTCCAACATCAGACGATTCTGTTCCTGTGAATTGATCTATCAAAAGTGCTTTCTTTGGAATCTCAAATCCAAAGTCGTCGTATATCGGAGTGTTCTTTGCTTCTTGTTCAAGTAGGGAAAGGGTACTGTAATATTCAAGTTTTTCAATTCTTCTTTCAAGATTCCCAATGTCTTTCATAGTGAATCTTCTATTGTCTTCTTGAACAATGGTGACATCGTTTTCGTTGAATGTGTATGGATTGAACCTTATGGTGTATAAGGTCATCGCATTTGGGCTGTCTGCGGGGACAACTGGTGTTTCACTGGGAATTCCCTCGATCACTTCAAATGCCTTGTCTCTTGTCAAAACTATCTTATCTACTCTTGGGAGATAATAAGAATAATCGACAGAGTGTTCGTAACCATCATAAACGAAGGCCGGATATTGGAAAGGTCCAGTCAGCGAGAACGAAGTTTCATTTCCATATCTCACTGGTCTAAAGTCTAGTGAGTTTCTTAGAGATATAGTCTTACCCGAATATGTGTTGTAAGTTGGGATTTCTTCATAGTTCGGATAAGAACCCTTCGCTGAAGAAAGTCCCCCTGCAAATGGCCCGTAACCACTATGAGTGTAGTAACGAATATCCGCTGTGTATCCCTCTGAAGGAAGAGAAGGAACTTTGATTCTCGCAAAGTCATAGAAGGTGTCTCTCTGGCCGTTATCGAAGATGTAACCAGAAAGAGTTGGTGTTATGGATGTCACTTCAAATATATCTGTCAGGTTATTGCTTCCTGACTTGAAATAACTGTAATAATATCCTTGGTCATCTGGTCCGGTGAATGAAGTTAACCCAATCGAAGCAGTAGCTTCTATCTTTTCTCTAGATTGTGTAGAGACCATACACGAAACAACGACAGTTGCTGTTCCATTGAATTCGCTTCCGTTTAGTGTTGCATTTTGTATGGTTATTTGTTTCGGATTTGTTCCACCATTTATTCTGACATCACCTTCAATCTTTCCGTCCTTGGAATATACAGTTACAATTCTAGAGGAATTGAGGTTATAAAATATTTCAGAGGAAGCTATATTCGGACCAATTTGAACTATACCACTGAAGGATAGGGTTTCTGGTCCCCAAGTTCCACTACTGAAAGTTTGATTTTCCAATACCACATCGACCATGAAATCATAATTGTCTATTATTTTCACCACTTCAGCAAAGGGAGACTCGAATACCAAAGAAGTATTCTCGACGTTATATGTTCTTGGTGGAACTTCATATGCGTAAAATGCAGGATTTCCTGTGTTTCCTTCGACATACATTCTTCTTATGTCGGAAACGGATTTTCCTTCGTTGAATGAAATGTCGTCGAAGAACAACTTGTGGTCTACTCCACTTAATTTTTGTATATTTCTTATTCTCGCAGACCCAATTTGAGAACTAATGTTTCCGCCAGTGAATTCTGTTGCTTCAGTGACCGCATAGAAAGAAACATCTGATCCAGTAAAGGTTATATCGGTGCCACTCTCAAACGATGCTCCGGCGGCAACATAAAAAGGACTTGTTGTCGCAAAGGAACTTGTGACCCCACCCGACCAATTGTTTCCGGTGAGGTAGGGGGGACCGATCAAAATGTAATCGATGAATGCATATCCATCGTTTGTATATCTATTCGAATCTATGACATTGAGTATCTTTGCTTGGATTGCCGCAGAAGCTCCTGGATAATCACCACCAGTTAAATCTGCGGTGTTGTCCGCGAAGTAAAGAGTCAATCCTGGAATGAAATCTCTAGTTGTTGCAGAAAGTCCGGCACTGAATTTAACTCCGTTTATCAAACCAACATCACCCTGAGAAGTTATTCCACTGAATGAATCGAAAAGAATTCTTGGGGGTTCTGACAAGTTTAATCCGCTAGCGCCATCTGCTATTCCTGAGAATTTTGCTAGCATGTAGGGACCAACTGAATATCCATATTGAACTTCTTGGAGTCCGTCGCGAGAAGTTCTTGCTCTGTCGTGTTGGAGATTCGTGTAACCAATCGTTTCAAATTCATATCCAAAGACATAAGCCTTTCCACTGTTCAATTTTGACTGAAGAATTGATGTGTCACTGGTCAGTGACCTCATTTCTATTTCAAACGGATCAACCACATAGTGGCCAGATTCGTCATAGGTTCTTCTGGCAAATGTTTCTTCTATTTGACCCAAATCGGCGTACTTTTCTTTCTTGACAACATCACCATCAACAACTCTCACGAACTCAATAAAGTCGGAACGCGAGAATGGATCGACTGCGCTTGTGTCTACGGATGCCGTTAGGGATCTTTGTGATATGACCAAATCAATCTTGAATCTATCCGAGCCAGGAGCATTGAAATTGTAGAATCCAGATGCGGGATCTCTCAACGAGACATCCTGCTGTGAAGTCACTATGGATTTGTTCACACTAAATCCGACACTGCTGTCTGGGGTGCTGTAATTTACGGATGATTCTCCAACTTCGTAGACGCCTATTCTCTGCGCTGCGTGTGACACAAAGTAACCATTCGTATAGCGGATACCTTCGTCAACAAATACCACCAATCCATCGTGGAAATCACCTGATGTGCTTGCTGTAAATGTTATTCCCGTGTTGAAACCCTGAATGTCAACTACTGGTCCTGTGTGTCCCTCTCCCGAGATATATTGGAAGTAGATGACACCCTCGTCTGTCAGTGGATCTGTGACTCCGTGGATTATCTTTGCGTATGAGGTTTCTCCACCACTCTGAACCATAGACACAATTTTGTCTTGCAGTTCGGATACCGCGATCCCACCGCCACCAGAAAGACCCGAGATTGCTGTTACTTTTGAGGGGATTTCGGTTATTTGTCCACCGAAAACCATGCTGCCATCATCGAGAACAAAATTTCCAAATCTTTCAATTTGGTTCTGTAGGATCGATTGGATTTGCGACAACTCTCTCGCTTGGAGAGCATAACCAGGACGGAAAAGAAGCTTCAGGAACTTCTTGTTTTCATCGAAGTCGTCGTAATAGGGGTTTACATTGAAGAAATTCGGATCATATGATGGCATCTGCTACTCCTATAACCCAAGAACTAGGTTTATTTCCTCTGTGCTTCCTGGATATCTTTCTATTCCTGCAAAGTTCTGAACGTATAACACTTCACCTGTTCCATAAAGAATTTCGGGTTCAACTATACTATTTATTATGGCATACTGAGGAAGATTGTTCTTATAATAGAGAACATAATCTCCCACTCGGAATGAATTTGGTTTATTGCCTACGATTTCCAATTCTGCGGAGTTTGTGGTTCCGAGCGATGGGGATAGGTCTGGGTCGTAATCGAAAATAAACGCATTTGCTTTGAATGGAGTCGTTGTCGTTGGTGTTGTTACCGAATCGTCTTCAAAACAATAGACCAATTTGTCCTGTGAGAAGGTGGACGCCTCGAATTGTTGGTTTTCGTCTGAAATGATGGTCAACTTGGTAGTCATGTTATACGAATTTTTGAAGGTGCTAGGAATTGCATTTGAAACCTTGTCCAATACGAAATTTCCAGAAGCAACTCCAGCTCTTGTATATCCATAAACAGTTTCACCTTCGATGAATTTTCCGTTGACATTTTCTAAAAGAAGGTCTTTGGGGTTAGTCCCAATTTCAACCACTTTTCCACAGGCATATGAAGGTGATATTCCTTGTGATTTGTTTCCGAGTCCAACAACAAAATCTCTTGGTCCAATTCCTGATATGTTTGTTGTTGATGATAGTGTTACAATTTGTTTGTTTTCTATTCCTGCAATCGTTATGAATTCAAGTCCATCATATGGATCTATGTCTAGAGTGTTTATGTCGGTATAATTGCCTACGTCTCCAGTTATTTCCCTGACTATAAACTCTCTTCCCCTACCACTATCAAATTCATAAAAACTCGACACCACACCATATCCCGTTATTCCACTCCCGAGAAGTTCAACACTGTCTCCTGCGGTTATTGAATCTCCAACTCCGTCTATGGTTCTGATTATGGCTGTTGTGGAATATAGTTGAGGATTTTTGATGACTGCTATTTGTCTAAAATCATTGGTCGCATTCAACACCGAATTTTCTCCGCCTTCCAAAGAAGTCTTGATGACTACTTTAGAAGCACCTAGCTCAAGGACTGCATTACTTCCGTGTCCTCCGAGTGGAGATAGACTTGTGGAGAGTAGGTCGTTGGGTATCGATGTGTATATGCTTGTGCTTACGGAAGTTAGTCCTTTGGGTATGGAAGCAGACGCGAACGTATATTGCTTTCCTATGTCCAGTAAATCGGCGCCTTTGAGAATTCCATCGCTATTGAAAGTTGGAATTGCTAGTGCAGTTTCCAACGTGGAATATTTCGCAGCTGCTCCGCTCAAACTAGTTCCGTCTCCAAATATCTTTATTGACGGGATCACGTTCAAAGCACTGCTAGTTGCACCGACCGAATAACCCGACAGTCCTTCATCGAGTGCGTCAACAGTGACGCGAAGATACTTTTGTCCACCAACACTCACACGTTCACTAGTCTTGATCAGTCTCACTTGACCAACGCCAGGTCCATCCACGACTTGAACAAACATGTCTTTCAGAGAATTGACCGCAGAGTTGGAACCGAAATAATCTATGTCTATACTTGTAGCTCCTGCCGCGGCATCTTCTTGCGCGTATATCAGATCCGAAGATCCGATCACACACAAATTCGGATCGTATTTGAACGAGTTGTAGTACAATTGATTTACATATATGGAACTCAGTGAACCGTTTGATGCTGCGTCCTGAACACTTTTTTGTAGAATTGCTTCGTCTTGTCCTGTCGGTGGATCATAATTTATATATTTTACTGGTATGTAACTATCTAAATCGGATCTGCCGTTTACAGAGAACTTGAGTTCGTCGGCGGCACTGAGTTGATACATCAATTTCCATTTGTATCCATCGAGAGTGTCTATTATTTCAGTGCTAGTGCTAGACGGAATATACAAAGAACCTGCGTCAGTAGCTCCCGCAGACGGTCCCAATGAGGTATTTTCTATACACTTATATACACAACGGTTATTTTCATTGTAGACATAGAATCTTTTGCCGGGGAGAAACATCTCTTGATCGTGGCGATATGGATAATATACTGTGTTTTGTTTCCACGGACTTTTTTCAATTAGAAAGGAAATATCGTCGTTCGATATTTTTTTCATTGCGGTGCATGTTCTATAAAAATCTAATTTTGTTTCGTCTGTGTCGGGACTACTCGGAACGATTTCATCCTCGTTTTGTGTCGAAGAGGTGTATTTGCCAAAGTAAATAGATTCGGAATTGGCTATTTCTTTATCAAAGGACCAAGGAACGGGATTTCCTATTCCCAAGAACCAATTGTTCCCTTCAGAGTTGTAAAAATAATCAAAGAATGAGTTAACAAATTCTTTTTTAAGGTTTTGGGTTACAGAAATGCAATTTGACATTTGTTCCTCTTATTTTCATATAGCCTCTACGGGGATTTCTTCGGATGAAGTGTCGGTCGTGGTGACTAGAGTCCCTGTTTTTGGATCATAGTCGTCGGGATATTCAGGTGGTCCAACAAACAACACATCGTCTTCGATACAATTGTTGGAATACCTACAGTCATAAGAACAAGAAACATCATTCAAGAACGCATAAATCGGTATTTTTCTAAAAGCACTACCAAGTGTAAGATCTAACGCCGCAAAATATCTTCCACTTTCAGTATTTAGTATTTCACCCAACCATTGTTCTTGTTGAGCTGTTGTTCCTCCGTTTAGAGAAGAAAGATTCCATTCTTGCCACCCACTTGAACTTTGTCCCAATCCAGTATTGGTTGGTCCATAGAAATCGTCCAATTGATTTGTGTATATGTATCCAACCGCTTGGTCAATTCTTGTGTTTGGGTGGGGAAGAGTTATCCAATAATCAGGAGTAGAACCAGCTGGAAGATCTGCTGTAATACAACCACTTGATGCTTCTATAAAAGTCACACCTGAAGAGAAGGGATTTCCTGTTATCGTTGCGCCTATAATGAGTGTATCGTGAGTTCCTGTCGCGTAACAGGAACCATCGAACCAACTTGAGAGATTGTCATATGTAACAAATGTATAAGGAAGATAATTTCCTATTCTCTTTGTGATTTTTTGTGGTATGTTCAAAAATGCGTTCGGTTCTCCGACCAAACATTTTGATATTAGGACTTCTGATAAAAGTTGTACTCCTGCCGGGTGAACAAGACCCTTTATCAAATCCACATATTTGGACAAGGAAACATCTGAACGAATAACGTAAGAATATTCTTGATACTTGTAGTTGTCTTGAAGAACCATGTCAGAACTTAATTGACCCTTGGTTCCTATGTAATACTCTTTTTTGTCGAACAGTGGACCAAAGACCAAAGACGCAGAGAATCCAGTTCCTCCTGTCAATCCGTTTTGGTCTATTGGAGTCTCTGAATTCAACTCACAATTTCCATCGAATACCAATAGGCCTGGATCGGTTATTTCAATTTCTAAAACTCTACCTTCAGATTCGCCCGATCCGGATGAAACTCTCCTCACTCTTGCTTTTGGGAGAAATCCTTGAATTGGATTTGATATCTCTGAAAAATTCAACGACTGATTTGACTCATACCCATAACCTTGGTCATCAACAGTCACATTCGACAGGACAGAGTAAGTGGTTCCATATACTTTTCCGGTGTCATAATCCAATACCACTTGGTCTGTGTTAAATGTTCCGAACAATTCTTCCAGTGTCAATTCCAATACATAGTTGTTTCTTTTGGTGTACACAATCGAAGATACTACTCTCGCCCTTGCTAAGAGTGACGATTCGACATCATATGGAACTTGTCTTTGAGATATCGTTTTTCCCGTTAAATTCTCTATACTCGAAGGACTCAGGGGTTTTAGATATATTTTCTTTTCGGAGACCCATCTTCCATCGGAAAGATTCATTATAAAATTCTTTGGGTAGTATATTTCAATATCAGAATTGTAGAATATTCTAAACAAAAAACTGAAGGAATTCTTGATTCCTTTGGATTTGTAAAAATCTTTGATATTCTTTATCAGTCTCTTGGCGTCTACTTTTTCTCCAGTCAGAGGATTTATTGCCAAGTTTATCGGAAAGGATGAGAGATAAGTTTTTTGGAAATCCTCCACGAAAAGATTCAGTGTTTCGTCTATGTCCGATATGTTTTGAAGTTGAGACACACTTCGAATGTATTCGGAGTTGTTGTCCAACCACTCGTAATAAGCTTCCAAAAACGCGATAAAGGTGGGGTGGTCCTCTCTGACGAACGAGGGAAACTGACTTCTTATGAAACTTCTTATTTTGAATCTGTCATTCATGTCACATTCTCACCGTGGAAGCTTGAGTCATGTTGACCGTGATGTTTTCCGTGTCCATTTCTAGAATCGTGTTTCTTCTTGAAAATACATCGGTATCAGTTGGTTTTGCGAAAATCGTCACTTCATATTTTTGGAGGTTGTCTCCCAATAAGAATTCCGCCGAATTCAAACGAACATCTCCGGTCGAATAATCAACCGAACCAAAATTATCCCGAATAACTCTTTGGGTGGATTCGTTGTATAAAGTTATTTTTCCACTTCCGTTGTCTTTGAAGTATGCTCTTACTGACGGTAAATTATTTGCGTTTGCCGAATTACCATACGTCAAGAACGTGGAAGATTGTATGTATGTTGTTCCAGTGATTGGTGATAAAGGATTCTCGAAACTGGTGAGGTAGGAGAACTTAGTGTTGAATACTGGATAAAGTATTTTACTTACACTTATCGTGAGAGAACAACTCTTTATCGATTGGTTTATGTCTATGACATTTTTGGTCAATTGACCCGAGAAGAAATTTTTCTCGAAAGCAGACAAGTTTTGAATTCCAAAATCTCTGACGTATGTCAAAATGGAAGCACGAATTGATTCGACCGAAGAGTTCGTCAATCTAGGATCATACTTGACGTTCAGGGTCGGTGAAATGTAGAGATATTCGGGATCAACCACTCTCGGCGTGATTGAAACTATGTTCCTTTCCTCCAATATGCTATTTTCTATGCTCAGTTTTTCTTGTGTTGTTAAGAACAAACCTGTTCTTGGTCTGATGGATATGAATACCTTTCCGTATTCGGGTGGATTGTTGTCCTCTCCTCCCCATGCGTGTATCGACCTCAAAGAACCTGAGTAGTTCGACTGAAGAAGTGTGATATAATCATTCAGTGTAACTGCTCTGTTTTGTGTCTCGTAAAGTCTTGGTGCGTAGTATTTTATGGAGGACATTGTTTCTTTTTCTTGACCACCATAAGTAGTTTGGGGCAATGAATTATCGTCCAACAACAAGCGAACCAAATAGTCACTGACTCCGTTTGGTATTTCGGTGCTTGTTATGTAGGAGAATGTTGGATCGGTGTCGCTATCCGCAAGACCTATGCCATTTCCATCTGAACCCGAGCAACTAGCGTATGTGACGATGATTATGTTGCCCTGTGTTAGTGATTGTCCTAAAACTCCGTCGCCGAAATAGACTTCGTATTTTCCATCGTAAACTTCCTGTAGGAAGAACACCTTTGATTGTGAATCGTTGTCTATGATGTTCGAAGATTTGAACCAAGTGTCTGTTGAACCTTCAGATTCGGTGAGTGACTTTCGGACAAACACACTGACTGATCTGTCATCCAAATTCACATCGGGAATGATGAATCTTTGGTCTTCACCGAAGGTGTTGTTCACCACGAAAGTCTTGGATCTCAATCTCCCTTCGCGAAGAAGGACATTTCTTGCGTATATGAGTGGTTTTCCTTCAGTATCTACTCCCTCATACCTGAAATACACTGTGTTCACGGCATAAAAGTAGAAATTTTCTCCGCCGAAACTACAACTAAACACTTCGTTTCGAAGAATGTTATAAAAATTTGAATTGACTTCGGATACCAAGGCGGAAAGCGTTGATGAGGAAGCACTTGGATTTATTTCCATCTTGATGTCAACTACAACTTCGGCGCCTCTTCTACTTCTAGGTGTGTATCCAGTAGACTTGGAGATGGAAACCGCAGAACTTCTGAGCTGACAACTGTCCAAGAAAGATTCGTTTGCGAGCATGTTCGCATAGAATCCCATGTGGTGAGTATTGTAGGAAAGAATGTCTAGAAGAATGGCCATTCCAGCACCTTCGAAGTTGTAGTCCTTGAAGGTATCTTGGGAGGAAAGATACGTCACCAAATCACTCTTTATGGTGTCGAAATCCAAACTGTTTACCGACTGTAGAGCTTTGTTTGAAAGTGCCATATTTTTCCTCTTATCTTACTCTCTGTAAATCTAGACTAAGTTCCTGTAAACCAGGAACATTTCTAACCCTGAACTGAATTTCAACGGTCAAATAATGTAGTTCTTGATTTTCATAGACATTAACGATAACTTCGGTCACTCTTGGTTCGAAATTCACTATGGTTTGTTCTATTCTGTTTCGAAGAGAGACCACTTGAATCGAACCAAAATTTTCAAATAATATATTATTTATCCCCGAATTTATATCAGGTTGAAACAACCTCTCGTATCTTTGAGTAAAAATTAAATTTCTCAGAGATCTCTTGACCGCTTCTGCGTCATATTTCAACGAAACGTCTTTCGTGAGGGGATTGATCGTGAAGTCCAAATCGAGATCTGAAAATCTACTTTGTGGTTGAGTTGCCAAGATCAATCTCCTTTCATCATTTCAAATTCTATTTGGGATCTGACCAAGATAAAAATCGATTCGAAATCGTTGGGGTAGGATATTTCAGAACCCTCATTCCATTCGACTTCAATGAAACCGATGGTGAGATCGTTTTTGAATAGTGGAAGGACTGCGAATTTTTCGACCTCCGTTGACTTATAGAAATTTTTACTTTTACTTTCTATGGTCAAATCAGAAACGAACCTGACCTTTGGGTCGTTTTCTTTGATCGCCATGATCTTGTCGTGGAACACAGTAGTCACGCAATTTTGAAGTTTTTCAGACTCGTTTGAAACACCCTTTGACGTAGTTTCGTGGGTCGATGTGAATTTCTTCATCGGAGCACCCGAGAGGAATTTGCCTCCGTTGTGAAACTGACAGAGACGAACTCTATCGGCAGATGATTTGATGCGAAGATACATCAATCGATCATATATCTGAAAATTCTTCTGTTTGTCGTCGAAGATTGAAGTGGTTTCTTTGTGATATTTTTCTTGTTCTTTTTTCTTGTCTCTTCTAGACTTTTCTTTCAGTGCTATCCAAGCAGCACCGACAGCGGAGATGAAAGCAGTTCCAATCAAAATTCCAAATTCTAAATATGTGTTTATTTCAGTCATGGACACTCGACCATCTCCAAATCTTTCTTGTTGAAATAAGTCAAGCACCTTTATCCTCCGCAAAATGTGGTAGAACTTCCCTTAGCACAACGAGAACCGCATGAAATTCTGTCACCCACTCTTCCTAATTTTCTACCATTAGCAAAAACACTCCCCGAGCCATTTTGAAGGACTCCAGTGTGGCATGCTCTTCTTTTTCCACATGGTTTACAGTGTGTTGCCCACCTGTCTCCGCCACGATGAGCTCCAATTCCGTCCATGAATACAGTGGAGGAACCTGATATACAGGGCCTTGGTGGCCAACATCCGTGACCAGTACATAGATCACCGACTCTTACTATTTGTGGCATGAAAAGCTCCCTATTTTTATTTATTTATATGAAAATGGGGAGTTAGTCGCTAAGTCGGTTAAGTATCTTCTTGACCCCAAAGTAACCGATCAGGGATGAGAAATAGGTGATTGGGATCCAAGCTGGTGAGTGAGTTGTTACTAAAGTAGCGAGGGAACTTATCCAAAACCCGAGACAATACGGACAAGAAACCAACTTGGACCAAAAGTTTGAGTAATGAATTCCTATGAATTCAGACAAAGAGCAGTTGTCGTAGAGTGACCTCTTCTCTTCGTATGTCTTATACTTGAACAAAGGCTTGGTGTATTCGTAGAAAGCGTTTGTCTCGAACCAAAGAAACAGGATTAAAAGTGACCATGATGT